AGGATACTAATGCTTTTACACTCTATTTATTTCGAATCAACTCACAGGAAAAACAGATCAGGGGAGGGGCTTTTAGGCCCTCCCCCGTCTTTCCATGACCTACTAGATCCTCAGCGGGGCACGTACGCCTGCTCGATATTGCCAGGCGGTGCATCAGGCAGGGCTGCCGGCGACCCCTTCCTGAGGCCGAATTCAGTGGCAGCAGCGAAGGGATCCTCAGACTGCATCCTGTCCAATGCGTCCTTGAGTCGGATCTCCTGCTTAGCTGAGGGCAAGACATCATTTGTAGCGAACGAAATGATCGTAGCTATCAGCTTGCGGAACTTCTCGTCCTCCTTCAGTGCCTTGGAGGCAGTCGGAGAGATCTTGACCACACCGCCGGACGCGAGGGACGTCATGGTCTGGCGTCCGAAGTCGCCGTCGGCCTGAAGTCCCAGCATCTTCTGGAAGTGCATGACAGCGGCTGCAGGATAGGAGGTCCCAAGGCCCATCATGGCCAGGAACTTATTCTCGCCGACGCTGTCAGGGTACATCGCGTAGTACCGACTCAGGAACGCACCCACGAAGAGGTTGTGATTGATGGAGTTCCTGCCCTTCGTCACGATGACTTTCCCGGCCAGCACATCAGCGATAAACTGTGTGAACTCAGCAAGCATGTCGGAGCTGATGCGCTTCTCAGCACGTGCAGCAACTGCACCAGCGGCCGCAGCGCCGGCTGCAACCTTCTCCGGATCATCTGCCTCGAGAATCATCTCTCGGACGACCTTTCTAAGTTGGGCCTCTGTGATCAGCATAGAGTCTAGAACCTCGGCTGTAAGTATCTCACTGCGATGATGTGCTGCGTGCTCACTTGCACTTAGACCATCCACAGCTCTTGCAGGAGATGCAGCCCTCCTGGTAGAACACCTGGTCGGAACCGCAGTCCGCACACTGCTTCTCATCGCCGCTCTTGGATCCGTCCGGAATGTAGCCCTTCAGGACGCGCGCGATCACACGGGAGAAGGAGAACATGTCGCCCTCCTTGCCCTTCTGGAGCTGCTCCACCACGTACTGGAGGGGAACCTCATGGCGGAGGGCGAGTGAGATGGTCCGAGTGAACGCGCCCTGCGTCGGGTTGTTGAAGAGGCTGATGATGTCCTTGATCGTCAGCTCCTCTCCGTCGCCCACCGGAACTGTGAGGTTGTACGTAGTCACACCCTCCCGCTTGCCGTTCTTGGTGATGAACCCCGTCTTGTACTTCTTGGGGATCTCGATGATCCCAGAGATGCCACAGAAGACCTCGTAGGGTCGACCCTCATTCAGACCCACGAGCACCGTCCAGGAGTCGACGTTGCCCGCGTGCCTGATGTTGGCCCTGTGGATGTCACAGGGCAGCGTCTTCTTCCGGCGGGGGAGGCTACGGCCGTCCTCAGTCCGTTTGTCCTTCTTGGGCTCCTCAGCTGCAAGCAGGACGCCTGTCCTGCATCCGTCGCGGTAGACGGTGAAACCCTTGCATCCCGACTTCCAGGCACGCATGTAGACGTCGTTGACCGTCTCTCTGGTGGCGGAGCTGGGGAGGTTGCAGGTCTTGCTGATGCTGTGGTCGATCCACTTCTGGGCCGCTGCCTGGATGTCTACTGACTTCATCCAGTCAATATCATTCGCAGTGCCACCCCAGTACGGCGACTCTCTGGGATCTGTCTTGCCTGTGACATCCATCCACTTCTTGAACCAGTGATGATAGACTGTGTACTCCTGCCACTTGTCGCCCATCTGATCTGTAAAGTCGACACGCGTGCTGAGATCACCTGATGTGATCTTCTTCCTCCGCTTGTAGGTGAGAAGGAAGGCGGGCTCGATGCCGGATGTCGTCTGTGTGACGCAGGAGACAGAGCCTACGGGTGCAGTGGTCGTGAGCGCGATGTTTCGGCGGCCTGTCGTCCTCCACATGTCAATGGCACCAGGGTGCATTTCCTCCACGGCGGTCATGACGTTCCCGAGGTACTTGTGGTTTCGCTCCTTCTGGTGAGACCAGACAGGGAACGCTCCACGCTCGCTAGCGAGGACGAGAGAGGAGTAGTGAGCGCCTATAGCGAGTCCTCGATAGATCTCCTCTGTCACACGGATCGAATCGTCGGATCCATACTGGTGGCCGAGCGCAGCGAGTGCATCTCCGAGCCCAGTGATACCGAGACCTGTCCGGCGGCCGTTGAGACCCGTGGTGCGGATCTTCTGCCACAGGTCGCGCTCGATCTGCTTGACGTGCTCGGGCTGCGGGTCGATGGTGATCTTGTGGAGGATGCGATCGACGCACTCCACTTCCAGGTCCACCAGGTCATCCATCAGACGCTGCGCGGAGAAGACGGTGCTGTCGAACCGCTTAAAATCGAACCAGGCCTTCTCAGTGAAAGGATCCCTGACAAAGGAAGTCAAGTTGACGACCATGAGCCGACAGCTGTCATATGGACTGAGGGCTATCTCTCCGCAAGGATTGCAGCTGATTGTCTTGTAGCCCACGTCACGGTAGCAGTCGGGAACGCCTTCGCGCGTGATCGTGTCCCAGAAGAGCGCACCGGGCTCAGCAGAGGCCCAAGCGGCGTCGACGAACCTGTCCCAGATCTGCCTGGCGTTGACCACCTTCGTGATCTGCGCTTCCTCTACTGTCATCTCGACGGGCCAACGGAGAGTGAAATCGGATCCGCTCTCAACTGCCTGCATGAACTCATCGGTGAACCGGATCGAGATGTTCGCGCCGGTGACCTTCTTCAGGTCCCGCTTGATGTCGATGAACGTCTCGACTTCCGGGTGCCTGCAGTCAATGGTGAGCATCAGTGCACCGCGTCTCCCACCCTGTGCGACCTCACGGCAGGAGTTGGAGAAGCGCTCCATGAACACACCAATGCCATCTGTGGTGCGGGCGGCATTGGTGGTCGGCTGACCCTTCGGGCGGATGGTGGAGACGTCGAATCCGACGCCGCCCCTCCGCTTCATGATCTGGACCTGCTCCTGGTCGGTGAACAGGATTCCCGCGTAGCTATCATGGGGTTGTTCGACGACGAAGCAGTTGGACAGGCTCTGCAGCTGATGGGGGTTCCCGATCCCTGACATGGGTGAGCCCTGCGGGACGATCTCCCACGTGTTGAGGAGACGATAGATCTCATCAACGCTCATTGGGTTGGGATACTTCGCCTCGATACGGGCGAACTCAGCGGCCAGACGACCGTGCATCTGGTCCGGCCCAGACTCCAGGATGTTGTCGTTCGTGTCGCGAAGTGCGTACTTCATGAAGACGTCTAGTGCGAGATCGTCATCTCCGAAGTGAGCTCTGCACGACTCAAGAACCTGCTCGCGGGTAAACATTAGACTGACTCCTTGCTGTCCTGGACTTCCTTCCACTTCTTGCGGAGAAGATCCTTCATTGAGGAGGAGTCACTCTGGTTGACGTCCTCTAGCGACATCTCCGCAATCTCGTCCATGACCTCAATCCGAGATTGGGAGGTGTCAATCTTAATGGGAAACACGAACCCGTCTCGGCCAGCACGATTCTTTGCGACATGAAGACGCGCGCCGCCAAGCAGCTTCTCTGACGGCTTGCGGGAGATCGCACAGATGAAGTCTGCGACCATCGCCTTGCCGTAAGCCTCAGACATGTTCTCAAGACCCACCACATCGGCGTTGGCTGCCTCTCTGTTCGCCTGTGAGGCAGTCCAGATAGGGACCTGGCAGTCGACTGCCATCGCACGGAGCTCCTCGTAGATGAGTTTAAGCTCGTGCCGCATCGAGTCGTACTTGCGAGACGACCTCATGATGTCCGCGTAGTCGATCACGATGACGTCGGGCTTGATGCCCTTCAACAGGAGCTTCTCAACGTGGTTGCGAAGGGTCATGACGGAGGCAGATCCGGTCGGGTACTCCTTGATGATCAGGCGGCCCAGGTCCTTCATTTGCGCGTACTCCGCTATCACGACCTCACGAAGGTCAGGAATGTCAGTTGCAGAGATCCTGCACAGGTGTGAGTCGTACCTCGTCCCCAAGACAGTCTCAGACAGCTCAAAAGTGTAGTGAACGACGTTGTAGCCCATCTTGAGCGCAGCAGCGCCGACGGAGACGAGAAAGTGACTTTTTCCAACTCCGGTCGGGGCGACCACCACACCGAGCTCACCCTTCCCAAGCCCACCGTTCAGGACTTCCTTGCGATCAATCTGCCTGATGCCGGTGCTGATTGTCATCCTCCGCTGGCGGATGAACCGTGCTTCGATGTCATTGAAGAAGTCGTGTCCGATCGAGGAGGGAAGGCCAGCGCCCACTGCCTCCTTCATGATGTTCACGACGCCCTCGAACTGCTCTGTCTCGATCAGCTCCACTGCCTTGGTCAGCGCGCTCTTGAAGGCCTGACGCTTGCAGAAGTCGAGAGCATTGTCCTTGACGTACTGGAGGTCAGAGACGTCAGGATTGGTCTTCATCCGGTGGAGGAACTCCACGATCTGGTCGCGGAGGATGACGTCGGTGCCTTGTGAAAGGCCCTCCTTCACTATGGTGATCAGGAGGTTGAGTGTGGGGAAGTCCTTGTACTTGATGAAGTACTGGAAGTAGCGGTCGGTGAGGAACCGAAGGTACTTCAGATCGAAGAACTCCGGTGTCATCACCTCGGTCATCTGTGATGCCCAGGTCTTGTCTGTGAGAAGACCCTGGAAGATCTTCTCCTGGAAGATCTTGCCGTATTTGCCGAAAGAGCTGAAGGAGTCAGCTTGATTCATGCGGAGCCGCTCGCGAAGTTGAGAGAGAGGAAGAGGGAGTCGACTCCCAGAGTTGGAAGACCCTCACTGACGAGTATACGCTTGGCCCCTAGCTTGTTCCGGACCGGGGCGTAGCTGTCCAATATTGAGTTGATCTTCTCGATCTGGGTGCCTGCGAGGTTTGCAGTGTCCAAGTAACAGAGACGCCAGTTCCGCCTGATCAGCGTCTCGGACTTGGCGACTTCATCGATGGACTTGATCTTGCCGTCGAAGGACCGACAGTCAGACAGCAGATCATCTATGGAGTAGTCATCAGAACCTGCAAACTTTGGAAGCCTCTTCGCGAGCGTCTTGAAGCCGACTCCCGCCACACCCGGAATGTTGTCGCTGTCATCGCCGACAACACATTTAGCCAGGCAGAAGTTCTGCGATGTGATCGCCATGTCGGCCAGCAGGGTCTGGTGCGTGACCGTCCTCTTCGAGCCGATGGAGTAGATCTGCACACGCTCCGAGAGAAGCTGGTAGAAGTCCCTGTCCGAGGACGCGATCGTGAGCCTGTTGCTTCCTACGCGATAGCGACTGACATAGCCGATCACGTCGTCCGCCTCGCAGTCCGGCACATACAGCTGGCAGATCGGGAGGTGTCGAAGGATCTGTGTCAGCGTGACAAGCTGCCAGTTCCTGTTCTCTACCGTGTCAGGAATGTCGTCCTCGTAGAAGCGGTTCAGCTTCTCCGGACGCCTGTTGAGCTTGTAGTCCGGGAAGATCTGTCTCTTCCTGGAAGATCCTCCGCTCTCCCATACGACGATCACTTGTGTGGGGATGACCTCACGCATGATCTTCTCTAGAGAGGAGATGAATCCCACGATCCCACCCGCCTGCTGGCCATTTGACGTCATGGCTGGGAAGGCGATGTACGAACGCATGAAAAGATTAAGGCCGTCGACAAGAAGTGTCGACGGCCCAAGAGCTGCAGATGCTGGGGGCATGTTGCCCTCCTTAGCGTTACTCTTCGGTCACGATGTCCATCAGCGCAGACCGAACTTCCTCGTAGGAGTCAGTGTCGATGTCGGACACGTGATCCTGTCCGATCATCTTCTTGACCATCACTTCCTCGATCAGGTCATCCAGGAACGGCTTGTAGACCGGGCTCTGGAGGAGATCACGGAAGTCTGACTTGTAGAACTTCTTCTCGTGCAGAATATCGCCAGTGACCGTGTTCTTCACGATGAAGATCTTCCACGCACCATCGCCTGTCACAATGATCGTGTTCTCGCCCACCACCCGGGACCCTGCGTCCCTGAGAGTGTCGAACAGGTGCTCGTGCTCCACGATTCCCCTGCCGAAGTGGATCTCGAAGTTCACGTTCCTGAAGGGCGCGGCGACCTTGTTCTTGATGGTCTTGGCGATCACATTGATGCCGATGACCTCATCGGCCTTGTTCTTGATCGTCATGCCGGAGCTCAGCTTGATCCGCACTGACGCGTGGAACGGGATCGCCATTCCGCCCGGTGTGGTGGTCGGATCACCGTGCAGGACACCGATCTTGGTGCGAATCTGGTTCAGGATCACGAAGAGCACACTCTGATCGCCGATGATGCCGGTGATCTTTCGCATGCCCTTTGAGATCGCGCGGGCCTGAAGGCCGATGGTGTCCTTGTCATAGTCACCCAGCAGCTCCGCCTTGGGAGAAGAGGCTGCGACGGAGTCCCAGATGATCGTGATCGGGATCTCTTTCGCCATCCCCTTGGCCTTCATGATCGTCTTCTCGGCGACCTCAAAGACCTCTTCCGTGCAGTGTGTGTCCACGTACACAAAGCCCTTGTTGACATCGACACCGAGGAGACGCAGGTTCTCCACCGATGTCCCGTTCTCGGTGTCGATGTAGACTACGATGCCGCCCATTCGCTGGGTCGACTTGCAGATCTGCAGGGCGATGTGGGACTTCCCGATGGACGGAGGGCCGAAGATCTCTACGATTCGGCCCTCCGGCAGGCCGCCGCTCCTGCGGTTCGAGACGATGTAGTCCAGAAGAGTGGAGCCTGTGGAGATCCAGCGTTTCACATGTGTCGGCGACTCATCTGACGCCAGATTGTAGGCAATCCTGCTGCCGTGCTCCTTGTTGAGGGACTTGATGAGATCGGTGGTGAAGTCATCCGACTCAATGACAGCAGGCGCTTCTCCTGCCACGGGCTTCCTTCTCATGTCTAGTCCTCGTTCTCGATCTGGGCGAACACGTCATCCAGCGACTTACCGCTCGGCTTCTTGTGAGCTCCGGCTGCGGGAGGCGTGATCGGCGGACGGGTGGTCATCTTCTCCTCGCCGCCTCCTTCTGCGCTCTCACTAGGAGGATTGAGCCAGTCGTTGAGGACCTTCTCGAGCTCCTCGTACGTCTTCAGGGGGTTCAGCGCGTCCACGTTGGGAATGCTGGACGTCCACTTGATCACGTCCTCCGGCTTGGAGGACAGGGCGGTGGGCTTGGGACGGGCCATGATGGCGGTGTCCCAGTACTGCTTCCCAGGCGCCTGAGAGATGGTCACCTTGATGTCGTGGCCCCGCTCCACGTCCGTGATGTCACCGTAGTCCGGGTCCATCATGAGCGTGAGGATCGACGAGTACACACTCTTGCTGAAGCCCCAGATCTGGGGGCCCTTGTCCTCCTCACCGCGGACGATTACCGCGGCGTAGTGCTTGGGCTTGGGGTACAGCTTCTTGGCGAGCTCGCGGGACTCGGGCGACCCATCCTCACGGAGCTTGTTGATCAACTCCTGGAAGGGATCGGGCTTGCCGAACTGGTAGGGCGCGATGATCGGGAACTTGCTGATGTCATAGTAGAACATCCGCGTCGCGCAGGGCTCGCCGTCGTTGTTCGGCAGGGCGATGATGCGGACGTAGTGCTCACTGGGGGGCTTAGGCTTCCACTGGGAGCCGAAATTCTTCCCGGAGAGCTGAGCCATGCGACGCTTGATTGCTTCGAGATCGAATGCCATAGGGACTGTTTCCTTGGTTTTGTCTTGTTGAACGCGCCGAAGCGCTCAACAAATCTATACCGCGGAGGACCCTGTGTTCAATCCAACGTCATTTATTTTATCTTTAACGAGAGTATGGAAACTTGCCGTCCAAGAACTCGTAACCGGGAACAAGGCTGTCCAGACGCTTGCGGCTCGGCCCTGTCGGCTTCATGCCGAAGGGAATGACGTAGCCTCCGGCGCCCGACTTGCCGGGAGGCCCGAGGGATCCGGCCACAGTGCTCGTCTCATCCACACCAGAGTCGTCACCAGCAAGTGCCTTGGTCAAGCTGAGCGTCTTAACCCTTGGACGCTTCTGCTTCTTCGTCGCCTCTCTGAGATAGGGCGATCCCGTAGAAATTCCCAACTGGCGCACAATGTCGCGCTGCTGATCATCCGGGATCCCGTCCCTGTTCACATCGACGAATGCGGGCAGCCAATTCGGCTCCTGTCCCCGCAGGAGCGCGCTGTATCGCGGAGGCGGCGTGTTGTCATCGTAAGCGGACTGCGGAAGAGAGTCGTCAACCTCCGGGGTTTCGTCCTGCTCATCAGCCAGATTCTCAGCTGCGTGGCTGCCCACTTCTGCTTTTGAGACTGTCTTCTGAACAGCTTGACGTGTCCCGAAGGTCTCGATCATGAACTGCTTCAGATCGGGGATGCCCTTTGATCGAATTTTCTTCAGCAGCTCAAGGACGTCGAGGGGCATCTTCGTGAAAGCCCACGCGACTGCCTTGGAGGTGGCACTACCCGCTTCGGCGCTCGCCTGGATGCCTTCCAAGAATTCGATTGTCCTGTCAAGCACCCTCCTGAGGAACCCACTCAGCCTCGCTGCCATCTTCTCAGCTGTCACGAACATCTGCTTGAGACCCAGGATGATCTTGCTGGTCTTGGGTCCGACGCTCTGATCTCCCAGGGCCTTATCGATGATCTTGACGGCAATCTCCGCCTGCTCTGCCACTGTTTTGCCTGCCTTCAGGATCTCCATGTCTTCCACAAGACCGAGGGACTTGATCAGCCGCTTGGCGTAGAAGATCTTTCCCAGGTCGCCTGCGAACGGCACGACAGCGACTAGATCCAGCATCGCGTAGAAGTAGTTGCCGCAGATCAGGTTGATGCAAGCGTTCAGCATGTCAGCAGCTATGCCGACCGGAATGTTGAAGAATACCCCAAGGTCACCCACCACGCCCGTAATGGCTAGGAATGTCTGCAGGATCTCCAGTGAGGCGGAATTGCAGGAGAGGATGCCGGACTCCAAGTTCTCCTGACGCGCAGCC